ATGCTGGGACTGTGCATCGTGGACAACTTAAAAGCAAGCTCAACATATACTGGAGCGCAATTAAGCGCACCCGTGCAGTCTCTAGACTCCAATGTTAGCCATATACGGCATCACAAATTAGTAACGCAGAGCGTTTTTGGGTGCTTTAATGTCCAAGACCCAATGAAGCTTAAGTGTTTGATTAATTAAAATTTGCACAGAGAAGGGAGTGAGTAACTGGGAACCACATAGTGATTCCAACAGTCCGACATGTCTGGGGAAACATAGGGTGATATATCGAAATCTATTGTGGAATTGATAGAGGACAATCTGTCTATTAAATCTTCAAGTTTGAGTTGGGTACTTATGGGTATTTTGAACACTTCTTCAACAAGGATTCTATTACACATAGGGACGCCTGCTTCAACTTTAGCCTTAATATCCGGACGTAGCATCTGCAAATCAACACCTTTCAAAAAGTTTTTATGCCACCATTCCGACTCAGAAATATCTGCATCTACACCTTCTGTTAGTTCAACCATCTTGCACCCTAGCTTAGAAACCACAGGACACTGAGGAGATTGGTACAACAAGGATAAAGCCGCAAATCGTACCAATGCGGAGAGTGTCTTGTGTTTCTTCGCTAGCCTCTTCTTAGACCGCGACCATGGAAATTTCACCAAAGTATCTATAGGATTTACTAAATTGGTCTGGTTCACGGGATCGAATATTAAACTACAAAAGTGGGCTTCATTCACTTTTGAATATTCTTCTAATTTAGCTTTTAAACCATATTCTGCGAAATCAGCTTGGGTTAATATTATATTCTTGGGTAACGCAACTAAACCATCATCACCTTCAAAGATTCCTCTGAATTTACGGGGGTGTAATCCTTTCCTGAAACATATATGCATGTAAACAAACATTGTAGTTAAGCTATTACCTAATGATGTTGTCAATTCACCTGATGAGCGTTTTCCTTCATATTGGGATTTTACTTCATGGGCTGACGACGTTTTCCAACCTGAGTGACACAATTCCATTAATTTCATTTTTAATCGAGCCTCCATGTTAGTGGATGTTATGTATTGATAAACTTGATGTTCTACTATACTCATTAACTTACTTGAGATGGAACTTTCATAATTGGTAAAATCTGTAGCATAATAATGATCAGCACCACCTAATCGTTCCATAATCATACGTGGGCGGTCCATCACATCAATGTTTTTAACAAAATAGTTACATCCTTTACCTGTTTGAAAAATTTGATGTTCTATATTATGAACAGTGCCACCCCAATAAGCTATTGCACCATCCATGGGTGCTCTTATAGCACGTGGGGCATGATATTCAGGCTTATT